ACTCAATTTCACCAATATTAGGAACGAGTAATGCCATTGAAAAACTACCTCTAGGGGTCTAGTTGAACTAAGAACTATCTTTATTTATAATTTTAATTTTAGAGAGATTAGTATCCTTCTAATATTGTTCACGCTTATCACGTTGAAACGGAGAATATCACCCGCTACAATCGTGGATGTCCAATTATTTAGGACATCATCAAAGTATTTATCAGTATTGGTAAGTTGAACTTTATTTCCGCCAGTCATGGTAGAAAAATTAGGATAATTTGCGAAAGTTGTTTTATCTATTTCAAATACAATATCGCCAGTCTGATCAGATAAGACTCTGATATTTTCTATAACTCCAGTAACGTCTATGGTTAACTTACCTTTGTCTCCAGTTTGCATTGGAAGACTTCCACTATCGATAACATAGTTGACAGTTCGTGTCAAGTCTGCAGCTGCAGCAAGAGCAATAATAACTATGTCATCTGTATTTGTTGGGGCAGTTGTAAAAACAATCTTATCCCCAGATATATTGTAATCATTTGCAGGGTCTAAGAAAAGACCATTCTTGGTTACAATAAGTTGTTGGTTGTTGTTAGGAGCGTAGGATTCTCCTTGATCATTTAACGAAAATGTGGTTTCAGATCCATCTTGTGCTGGAGTCTTTCCAATCAATATGTTCCCATATTGAATAGACTTAGAGGGAATCTCATAGTCTACACCGACATTATATCTGCCAGGTTCGTTAAGGGTTACTAAGTAATCTGCCATTATGTTACGCCTGGAATTACGAGAACATTTCCTTGTATAGGTCTGGTTTTGTATGCATTGGGTGAGGTCAAAACCAAATCATATACATATCTTCCTCCTTCTATTGTAGATGTGATGGTCGATGCCAACGCTACTTTTATCTGTCCATTAACTCTATTCGGAAATGACACAACAAAGGAATTGAACTTTGTTGCCTCTGGATGTTTCTTTATTTTAGCTTCTCCAGTGTATCCAGTTAAGTTTAAAGAACTTGAATCTTCATTTCTGACAGTGAAAGTTGCTTCAAAATCTACACCTTGATCTAAAACTAAATTGATGTTCCTAGCTGTCATCTTTCAAGAGGGAGTTTTAGTTATTTATCTAATTTACTTAAAATTAGCTTCATCATATCCTTGAGTTCATCAACATCATCCTTTAATTTATCCATTTCACTTACCTCTTTCAACTTGTTTTCTTTCATTTTGAGGTAGTTATCATATGCAGTATCATTACAATTCAATATCGCACCACTCTCTTCATCTCTATAAAGAGAACTGCTGTCTTTCACTTTTACTTTTTTCATTAGATAGATGCGATAGCTCTTAGATCACGAATCTTAGGAACATAAGCAAAGTTAGTTCCTGACATAATAATTTTAATTTGGAATCCGTTGAATTGTGGTAGATCCTTTATATTGAACTCATATTCTTTATAATCCTGTTCTGTTTGAGAAGCTAAGATTCTTCTGTCTGGTTTACCATTATTCTTAGCTGGGTCAATTATAACACCATTAGAATCTAGGTTATCAAAGCCAGGGAATAGTTCAAACAATTGATATTGTGGTGGAGCATCAATTCTGAATACCCTGTACAATACTCTAATATCATTAGTAGAGTGCCTATAGGCATCAAACATAACTTTTAAACCATCTGCAGCCTTCTCAAGAGACACTACCTTAGAAAGATAGATTGCTGCACTAGGATCACCGTCAAGAGAATTGACTCTAGGATCTGTAGCATAATCTGTAACTTTAGAGTTAAGTCTATCCATTACAGTAACCATATTAACTCTATCCAAGTCAATCATAGGACTAACTTTTGTATCCTGTGTGGTTAAGAAAGCCTGTAGTGTGAATGATTTTCTGCCAGGGAAATCAACCAACTTATCTAATTCATTTGTTTTAGATGCAATAATTCTAGGAGTAGGTAAAATGTTATTGCTGTTTAGAGATATACTTTCAAATCCCTGATCCACAAATGCACTCAAACTTCCATCAGGACTATTACCAGTAAATGTTCTCATTCTACCTGATATATCTGTTCCATCAGGGAGCAGAGTAGCAACATTAGGTCTGACAATATTGAACGCAATATTCTGTGTTGCCATTGGCCCGTATGGTGTTCCAACTTGTACATACTGTTGATCATAACTACCACCAGACTTAGTTTCTTTGAAGAATAATTCTGGTAATCCACTAGAGTTTCCAGTTGCTCTGTCTATTCCACGACTAGAAATACCAACCTTCAACCAGTAATGATCCACATCTACTGGATATACTGAGGAGTCTGTATCAGACATCTTATGAGATGTATTGATTCTTCTCAAAGATATGCTGTTCATTTCATACTTGAAAATCTTATCATTGATGTTGTAATCACCAGCTTTAGTTTCATCTATGGATCTTGTGATGTTGTTCAATGATGATGATGAGGTGGTTACACCAGTATATCTGATAATCTCATTTCCAAGTTTTGCATAGCCTGGGTTTGTGGTGTTAACTTCCACACCCTCGAAGGAAGTGAATATACCGACAGCTGTTACTGTGATATCACTTGTGCTTGAAGAATCTATTGTAGCAGTTAATTTCTCAGGTTTTACATCAGGTTCTACTCCAGAAAGAGTAACCTGATCTAATGGAGAATACATACCATGATTATTATGTCTTACACGGAAATGTAATCCATCAGCTATATTTTGTAAGTAACTAATAGACGCACCGTTTACAACGTTTGTTCCACCGCCACTAACGTATATGATTGCGGAAGATGAATCTACTTTAGGTACACCTTGAATATTGTTCAAGACTAACGTGTTGAAGGCACTTATAACACCAACATTGTTAGGAATACTTAATTGAAGATCCTTTCCAAAACCACCAGTATTTGATGGAGACACTGTTAATACATCACCAGCTGCATATCCAGTTCCACCGATAGCAACTGTTGCTGCAACACCCACTCCACCATTTACAGTCAAGTTTACGGTTGCACCAGTTCCTCTACCAAATTTTGATACTAGAGGTATGTTGGAGTAAACAACAGATGTGGTAGCAAATCCAGTACCAGAATCTGTAATTGTTAGATTACTACCAATACCAATTGCACCAAGAAGTTTATTTAAGTTTGCTTTGAAGTTTGGATTTGATTGCTGATATATTGTTGTTCCTTCTGCTAAACCAGTTTGTTCAGCTGATGTTAAACTCTTTGCCAATCCTACAACAGCGTTGTATGAAATCATATCTATTGGATTAGGAACGAGAGAAACAATCTGTCTATTTCCAATGTCTAAATCTGGATTGTAGAAGTTGACAGTACCAGAATTTGCAGTAAATTGTGCCCTATACAGATTGAATTTTAAATCCTCTAACTGACTAGGATCCCATGTAGCACCGTTCTGTGATTTGAACAATGAACCAAGTAGGGGTTGTTGAGATACAATAATTTTCTCAGAATCTGCAGCATTGACCGTCGTGATATCCTCTTCTCCCATTCTAGAGATGTAAACAAAGTATTCGTTAGATGCAGATAGAAGAACAAGTGCAAACTCTCCTCCACCCTCACAATATACAGGCGATGGGAAAGTAAATGTCGTTGGTTTAGATCCATCATCTGATAATACAACTTCATCTGGATCAAGAATACACTCACCAAATGGTAAGATTTCTTGAGTAGGTAAACCAGTTTGTAGTGTTCTTACTTGAAGTGTAACAGGTAGTTCGTTTGTATCTTTCGCTGAGAAATAAACGTCACATTTAGTCAGATAGACACCATTAATATCTGGAACTTCAAATGATTGTGCAAGAGGGTCAACCCATCTTGTCTGACGAGTGGTTCTTTGATTGAACGAAGTAGATACCACCTCTCTCGTATCTGTGTTAGATATTTGTCTAGAATCAGACTGTGGTATTCTTTGAACATCTGCGTTTCTTGTTCTAAGAGTAGATGCCTCAACTGTCTGTAAAGTTCCAGAAGCAGTAAAGTTAGCTGAACCTTCACTATCTGTGAATCCAGAAATAGTTTGGTTAGTAGAACTAGATGATAATGTAAATGTCTTAGTACCAGTATTGAATGTTGGAGCTGAAGGAACAGTAGGGTCTGGTAAGAATAGAGATCCAATAAGAACTCCAGCCTTATCAGTAATAAGTCTAATCTGTGTTACCGTTGCAATAGCACCACTTGATTGTCCAATCAATTTCATTCCAGTGGTGATATATCCATAGAATCCAGATGCAGCCTGAAGTTCTAACGCAGCAGTATCAACGTTTAGAATTGTAGTTGTTGATGAATATGTAGATGATATAGCAGAAGATGGTTCGTATGGATTCTGTTTGTATGTTTGTGATGGTGCATTATATGGGCCATATTTGTGGTTTTGATTTGCCAATCTAAATCTGATGGCGTCATTATTTGAATTAGGACGACTTCCTTCCACAATTTCACCAGCACCGAACGTACCAGATACCATTGTAACTTCGACAAGTTTAGGCACAACAAATCTTGCCATGTCAATATTGTCAAAGAATGGATATAGTCTTGTATTTGGCTTAAGTCTCCTACATACAAACTCAATATTTCTTGATCGCATTGTAGCGACAACTTCGGTGTTTACAACCTTGTCACCTAAACTTGTAGTATCGAACCTCTCACCAACTCTAAATTGAATACCCTCTCTAGTCTGATTGCTTCTAGTAACTGTAGTTTCAGTTCTGAATACATCTCTTCTCTCCAAGAGTTGTGTAGTTGTTGTGATGGGAATACCACCTCTACGAGGGCCTACAAATGGGCCATGATGTTGAACTGTTCTACTGAGAACTTCTGATGATACATCCATTCTCGTTTGAGGCCCTAAAGTAGAGCTCTTTCCTGTCCATGTTGTTTCCCAACCACCCCAATCAATAGGTGAAAGACCAGTATTACTATCAGCGCCAGTCATTCCCATCATTGATTCAAAGCTTCCCTCAATGTCATATGTTGCTGCAGTTCTTCTGGTTTCAATCCATGTATCGGTAGCAGGGTTTAATTCTACTTGTCCAATCCAGTTTACAACAGCAAATGGGTTTACATTGACAATTCTAGTAGCAAATTTATTTTCTAGGAAAACATTGTCATCATAATTCAAACACACAACATCACCAACTCTTTTAACGTTAGAGTCTCCTAAGTCGCCTGCAAATCTGTAGTCTGCTGATGGATTAGATGATGTTGCAGCACCAACGATAGCTTCTGATCCAAGTAGTAGATCGATAGAAGTCGTATAGTGTTGTGGTCTTAATCTTCCCTCAGTAGAATCAATAGATGCCTTAAATGCTCTATTTGTAACATCACCAGAAGTTACTGATTTAAAGTTATCAACAAAGAACCCAGACTTAAACCTATCAAGATTAGTCTGTGGATCACGAAGAGACATGTTAGTTGTCTCTACCTCAAGTAGAGATAATGATGTGTAGTATTCAATGTTCTTTACTCTATTCTCAATCGTAGCGATATCCTTCATTCGGAATCGTTTATGTTTAGCAATAGTTAATTTAACATCATCAGTATTGTAAACATAAGGTGGCATCTCAATAGTAGCCACTTCCAATGCATTGTCTATAGTGTTTGGTAGTTTTGGATAAATTGCTGGTGCTCCCTTTAGTAGAGAGAAAAGACCTTCTTTACTTAAGAAAAGTTTGTCTATTCTACCAAGGTAGTAATCATATGAAATGTTAAATGATTTGTCTTGTGCAATGATATGTGATGTAGAAGATGTACCAGATTCAAATTGTCTTGCAAAAAACTCGCCAGGAGATCTACTTGCAATAACACTGGTTACTCTTGGTCTTAAATCAATAATATCAGAAGCATATCTTCCAGCAACAGAGGGTAAACTATCTTTGTATAACTTAGAGTCATATGAGTTTACAGTCACAAAATCGCCTGGATCTGAAGCATCAATTACATAGTTATTGTAAATGACAGTGATTCTTCTTGTAGGAGCTTCTGTTCCCTGTCTTCTAACAAGATAAGAGAAGTCAACATAATCTAATTCTTGGCCAGGATCAAACTCAAAGTCATTCTGAATATCTTTGTCGCCAGGAATAAATGTCTGAACTACACCCTGTACATTTGTTTCTTCAAAAGTAACTTCTTCACCAACTTCAAATGTATTTTCATTTTGATAAACAAAATTAACTTCGTTAGATCCATTTGTAGATACAAATACAGCAGATGCACCAGAGTTTTTACCAACTATATTCTCACCCTGTAAAGCGTTAAGAATATTTGTGTTCAAACCAGTAAGTTGGAGAATAGGTAACTGAGGATCATCAGTAGTTGAAGATTCTAAGATGGCAAGAACATAAGCAACATCACAAACGCCTAATGATATTCTCTTGTCTTGTACTCGATTACCATAGACTCCATCATAAGTTAGTCCGTCATTTAACTTCATTAATCCAGTGCCTGACTGGGTTTTTGCGGACTTGTTAATTGTATAAGTTGTAGCTCTGTTTAATACTTTTGATTTTGGTTTTACATTTACTTTCTTCCAAGTAACTGTTAAAACTGCAGCACCAGATGCAACAGATAATCCAGATAGAGTTACTGTTCTTCCACTAACTGTAAGTTTTTGATCTGTTAGATTTTCTACAACACCAGTTGTTTTGAATGATAAGTTGTAATCTTCTTCATCAAATGGTTCTAAGTTTAAGTCAGCATCTGTTTCTAATGTTCCACTAAATGCATTATTAGCAACAGTGATTGAATATGACTTTCTGAATATAAGATTTGCACCATTTGTATCTACACTTGCAACGTTAGGTCTAGTTAATTCACTGAATAAAAATGCAGTAGAATTATTCTTAACTTCCAACGTAACCTTAAATAAATCATTTACATTAACATCAGCTGATGGTAAAGAACCTGAGTTGACATCTGCAACATCAGAAACTGCTTCAAGAGTGATGCTTGTAGAGTTCTGACCAGTAACACGGTTAAATGTTGGAACATTATTACCAGCTACACTGTATTGAATGATATCTCCAGTTTTGATTCCAGCACTACCAAAGTTTGCACTAGGAGAAGTGATTGTAGATGCACCACCAGACTTTGCACTTACAGTAAACTGTGTTGCAATAGGAGCAATCAAATGACCCAAATTTAATACTGGATCGGCACTGAATTTAAAATTAGTAGGATCATTTCCTACAATTTGTTTTACATCATCAACACCATAATCTTCAACATTTGTAATAGTTCTAGAAACATCAACGCCGTTGATTTCTAATTGTTCACCTTTTTGGAATTGACCATTTGTTTGATATAATACTAACTGATTAGAATTATTTGCAGACGTAAAGGCATAACCCACAGCACCACTGTTCTTTCCCTCAATGTATGCTGGAATACTTACACTGGTTCCTGTGTTTACTTGGAGATATGTAAATGTTTGAATATCATACAGAGATGATTCAAAGACTGTTGCTGAATTAGCATATCCAACATTCTTTACTTTGATATCATATAATCTGGCGACACCAATCTGTTCACCGTTACCTTCACCAACGGTTACGGTTCTTTTGTTGAAGAGGTTTACATATGAGTCTGTGCCTATTCCAATAGGGGGTGAACCACTAACATGATTAAGTTCTATTTGTCTTCCAAGACTAAACGGTATAGATTCATTGAAAACTCTATCAGTGGTTCTTGGTTTTTCCACATCTAGAGATGTAGTGCTAATTGTTTCTACTTCATATCCTTTCACATATGCCTTTCCTGGCCCTATGTTCAAGGTCATCAAATCATCTGTAGGAACGTTACCCTGTTGAGTTAATTGATTTGAATAAAAAGCACCATCATTACCAACTCTGTTGTTCAAACATTCTTTAGTTGAGATAGAAAATGGATTTACATAGTAGTGTCCTGATTCATCAAATGTTCTCTTAGCCAACTCATCACGGATTAAGTTGTAATTTGATTCTTTAACGAACTTTTGTAATTCACCATTTTGAATTCTCATCAATTCTACAAAGTTCTCATCATTCAAATCTGTAAGAGACTTCTTGATTAAAGTTGTAGATAATTTGAATCTATCAGCACCAGGCGCTGCGAAGTTTGAAAATCCTCTTGCATTATCATATAGATCGTTATCTGAAGCAGATGCAGTTACAAGTTCTTCTTTAACAAGTAATCCAACCCTATATGAAGGTGTGTTACTGTATTGGTCTAAGATTACAGTAGAGTCAGCGACGGTGACAAAAAATCCTCTGATAAAATAAACACCCTGAGCAATCTTTGCAGCTGCACCAGTAGCTGTTGAGTTAGATATAATTGTTGTTGCAAAACTAGCACCAGATCTGATACTTGAGAGAGAATAGTTTAAATCTTCTTCTAAGAGTAAATTTTCACCATCTGCAAAGATTACTCTGGAGAAATCAGTATCACTAGAACTTTGATACTTGATGTATAGAGTATATGCACCTTTACCAGACTCTCTGTTTGTAATAAAATTTTCTACCTTAGCAGTAACACCACTAGTTTCACCTTTAATCTTCTTTCCTATCAGATTTTGCAAATAAAGAGATACAGGAATACCTAAGTGTGTATCATCAATTTGTACAGCAGTGTAATCTGAATCATAAGCAATCTGGCCAGGAATTACAACAGAACCTTCTTTAAAGAAATGCTTACCAAACTTTTCAATCTGATTTTGTAAGATAGATTGAAGTGTAGTAAGTTCCCTAGACTGTATAGGTAAGCCTGGTTTGAATAGTACTCTCTGATAATTTTTTAATTCTTCAAAATCATCAAAGTACGGAGATGAATTTAAGTTGGTATTCTGTGGCATTTGCTTTTAAAACTCCAGCACTATTTTGATGTCTTCTTTTTGACTTGCTGATCTGGGAATCGCAGTCCTATTATCAATATAGATTATTTCACCTGACTTAGTATTAAATTCTGCTGATGATATACCAGCACTGAAACTCATACCAAGTTGATATGTCTTATTATTTATTGAGGTACTGACACCGTTGTAGGAAGTATCAACAGATAACATTGACCCTACTACAGATGACCCAATAATCGTAACTCCGAAGCCTGGATCAGGATTAGATGTAAATGGAATTATCTTATAACCAGTAGCACTTGATGCGGCACCCATTGGTTGATAATATTTCAATACTCCAGTAATTTTGTCCCATGATGCAACATATCCTATAGCAGTTGATCCAACACCAACTGTCTGAGTGATCTGAGAGTCAACAGCATAGGTTGTCGCTGTTGTTACACCAGCAAGTTTAATTGCTTTTAGACCACTCACCATTGCAGTGTCTAGTAATTCTGTACTACTACCAAACACAGTGGGATTTTTTATAAGTCCAACCCTAGCAAAATCGTTGCCTTCAATAATATCAGGGTTAGTCTCTAATGTTTCAAATCTAGAATATAATAATGCTCTATACGCTCCTAACTCTCTATAAACATCGTGTCCGTGCCCTCCTTTAGGTGGAATAATTACACTAAAACCAGCGACAGATGTAGTTCCTATTCCTGTGTTGGTAAGGTTAGCAAGAACACCGCCAGACTCAGAGCCAGGAGCGCCTGGAAAGAATTGTATAGATCCGTGGGTATATCCTTCTCCTCCGTCAGTAACAAATACCTCAGATACCTTTCCGAAAGAATCAATCGTAATCGTAGCCTTTCCTCCTGACCCATCTCCGAGAATCGGAACATTGGCAAAAGACGTACTGATTGGTTGATAGTTAGACCCTCTATCATTGACAACAATAACTTCGATCTTTCCATCTATAGCGTTAGCCTTTGTTGCAATAGTCTCGCCTTCCTTTCCCCAGTTTTCGGGCACTGGTATGTATTCAATAGAGTCAAATTTAACGATCTCGGATGGTTTAATCGTATAAAGATATTTCCAAACATAACCATCGCCACTAGTGCCAGCTGCCCTTGGCTCAAGGTCAACAAATGTGGGTTGGTCATATGAAGGCCTACCCTTTGGGTTCTCTGGGTCTGATCCATTTTGTAGACAAACGTAAACTTTCAAGTCTTCATTCACTATGTAGTAATTTGCCTCGTACAAACTACCCTGTGAAGTAATCGGTGTTAGATTGTAAATATTATAGTCATGCCTGTACATCTCATAAGTTGTTCCAGCTACCCACTTTACCTTTCTACAAAGTCTGCGAACATCTTTGTCCGTAACCTTCTTCATCGCAATGATAGACTCTTTTATGGAGTATTCCTCCTCGAATCCATCTAAAGGTGCAGGGGTGTTTGTGGCCCATGTGGCAGTACCGCCTGCCGCTGGTTCAGTAGAATTTGGTAATCCCATGAACGCATAATATTTGTTTACAGTAGATCCGACTCCGACAAAACTCTTCACAAAAGTCTCGGCATTTAGAATTCTAAACTGTTCGGATATAATAGCAGGCATTTTAAAAAAACGTTTTTTTCTTTTATTTAGTGGTTAAGTTAATGGCTTTCTTCTGGAAACTACAGAAGCTGTAGATAATCCAGTATTACCATTCAAGTTATTGACGAAAAATTCTTCTGGATTTCCTGATCCACGATTCTGATATCCAAAGATTTGACCCCAACTGTATTTACCCCAGAAGGTATCTGTATTTGCTGTTACAGCAAGACCAACTTGAATTACATTGTTACCATATGACACAGGGCCAGGTAAGAAGGCACATGTTACAGTGGCAAGTCCAGAGACTGCATCGCCAGTAGTAATTGTCTCTACTCTGAATACACCTCCTAGATAGTCACCCTCAGTAACTACTCCAACAGTTACATTTGAACCACTAGAAGTTGTAATACCAGTAAGTGCGTGACCTACGACTAGAGGACTATCATAGATGGTAAAGAAATCACCTTTTTGTAATCCAGTGAAATTGACCCCAAGCTGGTTGAGTGAGGAATATCCATATCCTAAGTTAGTGTTATCATTGAATTGAGATTTCAATGTGAACGCTAATCTAGGTAATACATTTGCGCTGCCTGGCAACCATGTATTTATTCCTACAATATCACCAAAGTCTCCTTTCGCATTTATTGAGAAGATGTCTTCTTTTCTAGTCTTATCAGTTTGAACAAGAACTGGAGGTGAACTACCAACATCATAACCAAATCCACCATCTGTGACAGTTACAGAAGTTATTACACCAGAAGTTACTGATGCAGTTGCAGTCGCTCTGTTGATAACTGGGTCAGCATAGAATTGAGTTGTTCCACTACCTATAGCAAGGATTCTTGTACTATTAGAATTACCGTATGGTGTATTAGCGATATCACGAATTTCATTAGGATGTGGTATTTCTCTTCTATTCCAGTTTGCCAAATCAAATGAGTAGTAAACTTCTCCTACTGTACTAATACCGATATAGAAATTGTTAAAGAATTTAATCTTAGCAAAGTCAAATGTTGCAGGGTGTTGTGTACCAGCTGGTAATTGTTCACTGTATGGTTGCCAGAAGTTCTTATTTGTGGAAAGACCAATTGTTCCGTTGTTACCAACAAAGATAAACTTACTACCATCAAAGATAACATCATTGATATCTTGAACTGTGTTACTTACCTTGTTTGACCAAATTAAACCATCATTAGAAGCAATGACTTTACCACCATTACCAACTGCAATAAATTCTGCCTGTCCATATGCAATAGAGTTCAGTGTTTCTAAAGTTCCAGAGAATTGACTAAATGCCTCTGCTGTTGTCATACCAACCGCAGTGAAGATAGATCCACCAGCACCAACTGCAACCCATGTGTCTCTTGATCTCTCCCAGATAACATCTTGGAAGTCACCAATATATGTACTGTCAAATGTATTAGTTACGTTTATTGCAGGGATTGTTCTCTTTTCTTTCAAATCAATAGGAGTCCAAGCAGACAAACTATTACCAATCGAAACTGCTCTTGCTATTGCAGCACCATCTCCAACAGCCATGACATATTTGGCATTGGTATTACCAGATGAGAATCCCATTCCCACACCATTAAATTGGACTGTATTACCGAATCCAATCTGTCCTCTTTCCCAGAATGTACCACTCTTGGTATTGATGTAGTAACTACTTGAACCAACAGCCACATATGGTTCTGACTGTGTGATTGCTTTGAAATCTACAGATTGAACAATACCACTGATACCATCAAACTTCCAATCTTTAATTGGATCTTTACGATTGATTTTAGCGTTAGATATTGAAATTTCTGGATTTGTAAGTGAGTATCCTGTACCACCAAAACTTATAGTTAGAGATGATATACTTGAGGATGTAGAAACGATAGAGGTTACAACGCCTGGTATAATTTCGTTATCATCAAATATTTGAATAGAGTTTTCTGCTTGTACAAGTTTATCAATAGCATTGAACAATGGATATACATTGTTGACGTAAATTTTATCATCAGTCTTACCAACGTTCCTAATTAATCTAGTTGTGGGTAGAACCTTACTCTTCAAACTAGGTCTTGCTTTAGATATTAGAACACCAGAAAGAATCTGATCACTTCTTTGTTTTTCCCATGAAAGCGGTCTATCAGCGTCTTGTGAAGTATCGATTCCAATACTGTTATATGTAAATGTTTCTAGAAGATCAGAAGCAACAATTCTCTTACTGGTTCTTTCAAATTGATCAATGTCAGTAATGTCTAATTTATTTTCTTTAATTTGTACAGTGTCGCCAGGTTTTAATGACTGAACTGGTTCAACAGTCTCAACATCTCTCTTAGATCCTCTAAAGTAAAATACAGAACACTTAGAATCTGGTTTTGGTGCTTCAGTAAAGATAACTCTACTTCCTTTGAATGTGTAAGCAGATTGTGGAGTCTGTAAGATATCATTGATGTAGATAAAGATATTGTTTGTAATATCCATATCACTACCAGGCAGAGTCTTAAGACTTAAAATTTCTGTTACACCGCTAGTTGTTACTGACAGAGTAAACTTCTTAC